GTTTGACCATTGGTAACATCTCCGTGATCCATAGCGGGTACAGTTTGATCATTACTCATAATTTATTCTCCTCACTCAGCAGCTTTAGATGCTACTTTCTTTGTTACTTTCTTGGCAGGCGCAGCTTTTGTTTCGGCTGGCTTAATACTTGGCTTAGGTGGTTCTACTTTCTTTTCGTAGATCTCAGCCAAATAATACAAAGAATGTAAGTGCTGTGAGTTAAGTTTAGCTTTGCCTGAGCTTCGCATTGCATCGAATTCAAGCAAGTTAATCATTTCGTTTATGTTTTTAAGTAGCTTATTATAATCTACTACTCTATTATTCACTGACATTGGTGTCCTCTCCCATATGTTGTACGTTTCTTCCGTATGTTTCGTATCCGATCATACGTGATTTTACATCTCCCAAAGACAAAACACAGGAATATATGAACTCTCGTTTCTTGTTTTCGTGTGGTTCTGTGTTTAGAAATTGTAAAAAATAATCTGTAAGTAATTCGCCATATACGTTATCAAAGAACTGTTCGCGTTCTCTTGTAGCAAACTCTGCTTTAACTAGAGCTTCTTTGGCAATTAAATCAGGATGTTGACCTTTCAGCTTCTTCTCAGCTGACTTACGGTATTTATCCATAATATTACATTATCCCCTGTTGTTGTTGCATCATAGCCATAATCTCTTCTTCAGATGGCTGTGCTTGTTGTTGTGGTTGAGCCGTAGGCTCCGCTGCTAAAGCAGCAGGATTGGCTTGTGACATATCAATAGCCATCTTAGCCATCATCAATAACTCTTCAAAGTTAGGTGCTGGAGGAATCTGTGCTCCTTCTTTGACTGACTTAATAGCCAGATCAGCCCATTCTTGTTGATGTTTATCCATTGCAACAGCAAGCTGTTTAATGTTGTCATCACTGGTATTCTTAGCTTGTGCATTAGTGTATGCAACATTAGCTTCTTGAAGTGCCAAATCAGCTGCAGCTTTCTTCTGCATATTATCTTGTTCAGCTTGTTTAGCTTGAGACTGTTGTTGAAGAGCTTGTGCAGCTTTTTCTTTGAATTCTGGTGTAGTGTAATCTTCTAAGAAATCGTTAGAATCAATACCCATAGCTTCCATAGTCTTAGTAGCAAGCACCGCAGGAGCTTCAGGCTTGACAATCATACCTGCACCTGCTTGATTAAGAGCAGGAAGGATTTGAGTGCCTACCATCTGTAACTTCTGTAATTTATTCTGATTGCTGTTCTCACCAAGATCCAAGAATACTTCAATGTCCATATCTGTAGGTAACAGCATAGGATCAATGTTAGCATATACACCCTGATAATGGAATTTCATTTCAGACATACATTTACGCATTGTCTTATAAATACCATGACAAAGACGTTTAAGACCAGTCTCAGCAAATCGACGTGCGATATGTTGAATACGTTTTTGTGATGCACTCTGTACAGCAGCTAACTTAGCTTCACTGTTACCAGACACATACAATGTATCATTAAGACCTTGTGCAGCCTTAGACATACCTGTAGCTTGTTCTTTGATTGTCTGTAAATGCTCAAGCAAAGGTACAGTGCCAGAACTAATTGTCTCAGGTTGTAACTGAGCAACAGCTGCTGCAGGATTACCGTTAGTAGGAATAATCTGCTTTGGCTTCATGTTCTGAAGTGCAGAAAAATCAACTACGTTAGGATCCGCAAGCTTAGGACTATAGTTAGTCAAGTATGTGTTTTCTACGAAACCACGAAGAATAGCTGTAGCTGCTAATGTAGAACTACGTGTGAAATCTGCAATAGACAAACCGTAGAATTCGTGTGGTACATCAATAGGAGAAATAGAGGCAAGTGGAATCATATCACAATCTTCTTCAAGAAGAATATGACTACCTGCAATAATAAAATGTTTTAGTTCTGCAATGCCGTCACCATCACGGTCAACTTTCATCCAACATTCAGTAACAGTTAGTTCACGATTAGCTTCTAATGGTGTCTCTGTTAGATGTGCATTAGACCAATAGTTTTGACCAGTTACCATCTTACGTGCAGCAATATCCTCTGAATACCGTGATGCACCTACCCAGTCATCAATACCAAGTTCGTCCCATTCATCTTCACTGATATTCTCAGCAACGTCGGGCCAATACTTGCGAATCTCAGAGCGTGTCATTGTGGTTTGAATACCAACAAATGATGCATCATCAAATGATGTTGCTTCACGGCTTATACGGAAATTCTCTGGTGGAACATTTTCAATCTTAACGCGAGATTTATCAATAGTACGTTTTAAACGTACATTAAGAAACATTGCTTGTCCTGTCATAGGATCAGAATCAAATTCAAGATCACCTACGATTTCTACGTTCTCTTCAGCAAGAATTTCGTCTAATTTAATTTGATCAATCTTTTCGTATTCATCAAATTGATATTCAAAATCTTCGATATAATCCCAACGAACAATACCATTCTTCCAAAGCAAAGCTGATTTGATCCACTTTTCGATGATCTCCCAACCATTGTTCTGTTTGAAGATACAATAATTAGTAATCATAGAAGCATCCTTAGCAGCCTTAAAAGACCCTGGTGCTTCACTATATGGTACAAATCGTGCTAGTTTACCGTTGTTAAGAAACAAATCTGTAAGAATAGCAGTATATGCTTCAATTGTTTCTGTTGTAGACGTATCAACAATAGTAGAAACTCCATTAGGAGTTAAATGACCTGCAGGTACTCCTGCAAATTCATA